AGATACATGACTTTCATGTTCTGTGACATCAGAGGGTTCACTCCCATATCAGAACAGTACAAGGACAATCCAGCAGAGCTCACGAAACTGATCAACAGATTCCTAACACGCATGACCAACGTGATAATCAGCAATGGTGGTACTGTGGACAAGTTCATGGGTGATTGCATAATGGCATTCTGGAACGCACCACTTGACACAAAGGATCATCAGATGTTGGCGGTACTGACTGCTTCTCAAATGCAATCGGAATTAGCCATGCTGAACACACAGTTGACTGCAGAAAATTTACCAAACATCAAAGTGGGCATAGGTATCAACTCAGGTGAGGCACTTGTAGGCAACATGGGCTCAAATCAAAGGTTTGATTACTCTGTGATCGGTGATCCTGTTAACCTTGCGGCACGTTTGGAGAGTGCAAGTAAGACCCTAGGACACACACTGATAGTGGGAGAGGCGACCAAGAAGGTCATAGACCACAAGTTCTCTTTTGAATTTGTGGACAGCATCACAGTTAAGGGAAAAACCGAACCTGTGAATGTGTACACACTAACACGTTAAATACACATATAATGACACAATTCTTTAAACTAGTAGCAGAATTAGGATTACCAATTGCCGCCACAGTGGGAATGGGTGTGTTCATACTGTTCATAATAAGGTACATACTGAATGGCATAGTATCTTCTATCAAGTTCATTGAGAGTGTGATATCACAATTGGACAACAGAGTAAAGACAATGAACAACGACATACTTAAAATTGACCAGGAAGTGTCAGAACAACTGGGATTGCCAATAGACACAGATAGGGTGGCCAGGGCAGACGGCAAGACCGATGCGAGGAAAGACTAATGAGTAAATTCATCATAACAGCGTTTGTTATTGGTTTCATATTTGGATTCTTAGTTGGCATTTCAAGTACAGACATGGATCCTAATCTTATTGGCAGAGGAGTACAGGGATAATGGACATTGTATCAAAGACTATGTCAGTGACCAACATCATACAGGACTATGGGTTTCCCACTGTGGCTGTGTTCTTCCTAGCATACTTCATCTACTTCCTGTGGAAGTTTATCACAACAGAAATCACACCTAAACTGTCTTCAACATCTGCAACACTGATCAAACTCATTGACAGGATACGATTGTTAGACAACGACCTAATCAGGCTCCAGACTAAAGTACGTACTTTGCAGAAAAAAAAGAAGTAGTACAATATAACTTCCTTCATATCTGATTTAAATATTTGCATGAAATTCCTTATGGTAATGATAATATGTTTTGCAGAAGACACGTGTCAGGCAGTCTTTGATGCCACACAGTTCAACACATATGATCAATGCATGGCACAAGCACTCCCAGTCAGCAGATACATGAGAGACGTTTATGCTACATCATCTGGTGAGATACACTGCCTAAATTCAGAGGAAACAGTACAATACCAGGAATACTTGAACAATGGTGGTAAGCCAACGTTGAGCCTCGAACACCCAGAAAAGTCGTCAAACATCTAATTGACATTACCATATTTCCACAGTATAATTGTAAAATGTATCACACATACATTGATAACAAATATACAGAGAATCAAGTTAAAAAAATGCAATTTGCAGATAGCAAGAGCAAAACTTTCCATAATGTTATAAGTCAAGAACAACTCAAATCTCTACAAAACATAATTAAAAAAATAAAGTATCCTGAAATAGGAAAAACTAGTAAGTATGCAGGTGCAAATTTCCGTGATCCCTTGGGACAAAAAATTAAAGAAATTTTTCATGAACCACTGAAAAAAATTATCGGCGAGTATGATCTTGATTTTTATGCCTGGCAGGAAGCAATCAATCCATGGAAGATACATGCCGATATAAGATGGTACAAGGACAAACTGCCCTACAAAGTTATATTGTTTCCATTAGATGTGATAAGTGATTCAGATAGTTGGAAAGACACGTACACTATTGCATTCAAACAAAGGAACTATCTAGAAGGAAACAGAAATACCAACGAAGGTAACAAAGGAAACAGTAATCAAAGTAATTGGATTAGACCTTGTGAAGATAAAGGAACAAAAAATCTTTGTGAGGGTTACAATATATCCAAAGACGAACATGAAAAATATTTCAGCCACATGCCCTACGAGTTCCTCGAAGGTTTGGAAATTGACAATGTCTTTAAATGGACACCAGGTAGTTGTGTGACATGGGATCAGAACCAACTTCATTGTGCTGATAATTTCCTCACAAACGATATCAAAACAAAGTTAAGTTTAATTTTCTTTACTAATCAAAAACCTGAAGAATTACCAACAGACGTCTAGTTGACATTTAGTAGTTTCGTAGTACAATAATACTATGATTCATGCAATGATAGACCTAGAGACATTATCCACTAAACCCGACGCTACAATATTGACAATTGGCGGTGTCAAGTTTGATCCTTACACAAATGTAGAACCCTCACAGGGCTTGTACCACAGGATTGATGTTGATTCACAGACTCTCATGGGCAGGGATGTCATGGAGGATACAGTGGAATGGTGGGCCAAACAGGAGGAGGATGTTAGAGAAGAAGCACTAGGAGAGCATGATAGGATTGATCTAAAATATTTTATCAAACAGTTAAACAAATGGTGTGTGGGAGTGGACGTGTTTTGGTGCCAAGGTCCATTGTTTGATTATGCAATACTACAGAATTTTTACGCACAGATGAAAGTGCCCGTGCCATGGCAGTATTGGCAGATAAGAGATTCGAGAACTTTGTTTTCGCTTGTTCCACGTGACCCGAATGAGAAGAGAACAGGACTACACAACGCACTAGAAGACTGCTATTTCCAAGCAAGAAAAGTGCAAAAAGTTTACTGGAGTTTAAATATAAGAAATGTATAAACCATTACCTTACGGACTGACTATAAAAGAATCTAAAGTACAAGGGCTAGGATTGTTTGCAACAAAAGATTTTGACGCAAATGTGGTGCTAGGCATTGTTCACGTGCTTAATAAAAACTTCCCTCACGGTAGTATAAGGACAGCCTTGGGTGCCTTTTACAATCATTCAGATGAACCGAACTGCAAAAATGTTGCAGGATTCTGGCATCAACTGCCGGTCAAATATTTGCAAACAACAAAACCTATCAAAGCAGGCGAAGAGCTGACAGCAAGATATTCATTATACGATGACTTCAATGAAGACGGATCTTAAAATTCTTTACATAAAGATAGCCACACACATCATGCGGTATTTCAGATTTGATCTGCAACTGCATTTCTTCTGGTCTCTGTTCTTGACATTACTAGCAATATTTTGGCAACCATTGATATACCTAGGGCTCGTAGCAACTATCGTGAAAGAAGCACTGGACCTATGGACCAAAGGACACTGGAGTTGGGACGACTTCTGGTTTGGCTTTGTTGGATGGGTCATCGGCGTGTATGTTATATTGGAAGTCCTATGAAATGGTACACCATACAAGATCTTTACACTGTAGAAAAATACAAAATTAAACACAGTAAAATACCGGCCACGAAATGGATACGTTTACCATGTGTTTACAAAATCAAAATAAACTCGAAAGTTGTACACGTGGGTAGGTCAGACACCTGCAAAAAACACGGCGGCGCTGAGAAAGTCAGGAAGGCCCTGGTTAATCTCTTAAATGTTTTTGAACAAAATCCTTCGGTAACAAAAACAAAATATTGGGAGGAAATAAGGTTGCAACACAAACCAAATTCCATTAATATTAAGATAGGAATAATTGAAACAAATGCAATCGGAAAAACCTACCTACAAGAAAGAATATGAACCTGTTAATAGTGTTGACGAGAGCATATGGCTGGGTAACGACACCCCCATCATGGAATCAGATTTCACTTTCGTTTTCAAAGATAGATACCCTTGTGTAAAAGGACACACACTCTTCATTCCTAAAGAAAAAAGTTCAGAATTTATTGGCAAGTCATACGGTATGGCATATCAGTATGGCAAAGATAAAATTAAAGCAGGCGAGATAGCAGGATTTAATGTTGGCATGAATATAGGGATCTGTGCAGGACAGACCATCATGTGGCCACACATACACTTCATCCCACGTCACGAAAACGATAGCAAAGAGATAGGCGGAATGAGACATGCACATCCTGGTGCTGACCACAAGAAATATTACTGATGCCAAAAAGAAAACAAACAAAGAAAATTACAGCAGGACCAATATTCGTTTCTCCCGATGGTGGAGAGACTGTGTACCAACAATTGTCAAACGGCAATCGTGTCCTAGTGGAGCAATCACAGAAGGCTAAGGACGAGGAGACCGCTTATGATGAAGCGGAAATGGTGGGAGTTGAAGCCATCGAGCTCCGAAGAAAATATCCCACACTAAAGAAAGCATGGGATAGATATCGTGTCATATGGCGTTTAGTCAGTGATAATAACTGAAATGTACAACTATTCCAACTTCAATTTTACCAGCAGTATACAGGCTTCTGTGTGCGTCTAAAGGGGTGATTAAATAGTATTATGACCAAGTTTGTAAGCATTGTAGGGAACGGTGAAAGCAGGAGAGGATTTGACATATCTCCATTGAAATTGTTCAGCACGGTAATTGGTTGCAACGCAATCTACAGAGATTTCGTCACGGAATACCTGGTATGTGCAGACAGGCATATGTGCCAACAGGCCGCAAATGCCGTTGGCAAAGGAACAACAATACACACTAGGCCGGACTGGGCAGATCAGTTTGCACATTGGCCTAACATCAAAAAAATGCCACCCTTGCCTTACTCAGGAGACAAGAGACAGGATCAGCCGTTCCATTGGGGCACCGGACCTTACGCTGGTGTTTTAGGACTTACTTTCAAGCCCAAGGCAATATTCATGTTGGGTTTTGATCTGCACCCATTAGAAAAGGACAAAATCAACAACATGTACACTGGGTCAGAAGGATACACTTATATCAAGAGACCAGTGGATCCAAGTTATTGGATATATCAGTTCCACAAGTTAATGGGATATTCCGATCCAGACACAAGGTGGATTGTGGTAAACCATGATCGTTGGGAGATGCCCAAAGAATGGAGCCAACATGGAAATGTGTTCCAGGAAACATACGACGGTATGGCCAAGTTTATCAACAAGCAGTTGACAAAAAAGTAATCCAATATAAAATTACTGTATGATTAAACCAATGGTGGATCACCTGATGGTGCAACAGCAACTAAAGGCTCCACACAAGAGATGGAAACACATGGTGGGGGTGATGTGCCTCAACCTCACATATCGTAAACATGTTAAGATAATCTTACCAAAATTATTTGCTAGATATCCCACTCCCGAAGCATATCTACGTGGCAGGTTAAAGACACAACAGGAAATGTTGAAACCACTGGGCATGTGGGAAGTAAGATCAAAAAGAATAAGAAAGATGACAGAACAATATCTAACATGGGACAAGAAGGAAGCTAGTGACCTACACGGAATAGGCAAGTACGGTTCTGACAGTTACCAGATATTCTTCTTTGATCATATTCCACCTGACGTGCAGGACAAAGAGTTAAGAAAATACATTGACAAACTTGTAGGATAGTTTATAATAGTAATATGTTTGATAAAATAAAAGATGGAGATCTAGTTACTCTTAAACTGACTTCAGGAGAGGAAGTCATCGCGAAATTCACAGGCAAGGCCGACTCATACATCAGTATTGACAAAGCACTTGTACTGATGCAAGGCCCACAAGGGTTGGCATTTGGTACATTTTTCTCCACTGCCAGACAAGATGTACCATTCAACATATTCACTGACAAGATCGTAACGATAGCACACATCAATGATAAGATCGCTGATGAGTACAATAGGGTATTCAGTAAAGTTGTGGTTCCTGAGAAACCAAAGATTATCGTATAATGGCACACTTTGACAAACACTCTAAAAGTATCACCGCTCTTGTAGATGTATCAGAGGCCATGCTGAACGCTATGGAGAAACATGGCATCGATCCGGAGACAGTTTCTAATAGAAATGAGTTCACTGTGATGATACATTTTCTTAAGAGCATCATAGACGGCGAGTTAAATATACCAAATGATCTAACGGATCGCATCAGAGATACAGCTTTCCAGATAGACATGGATCAGAAGATTGACAAAAAGTTGAACTGATGATCGAGAGGACTCAAGACTTTCAACCCTCTATAAACACTCTGCAAGTCATCAACGCAAGGAGAAACGATGACTTACTACTCAACTAAAACATACGGACACAACATAGGACTGTCTGCGGTGTTTAGACAACCTAACGCAGATCACTCACACTGTCACTTACTGCACGGATACAGCCTGGCATTCAAATTCACATTTGGTTGCAAGGACCTGGACAACAAGAACTGGGCAGTGGACTTTGGAGGATTGAAACCACTCAAGAAATGGTTGGAAAACCACTTTGACCATAAATTGGTGTTGGACGAAAACGATCCACATCTAGACAAGTTCAAGGAACTGGAAGAACTGGATCTCGCCGAGATAACAATATTTGACGGCGTAGGTGCTGAGATGTTTGCCAAACACGCCTTTGATACCGCTGATGATATCATCAGAGCCGCAACAAATAATAGATGTTATGTCGTTGAATGTGAATGCATGGAACACGGAGCCAATAGTGCCATCTACAGAAAAGAATAAATTCATACATGATATGGTTAGAGTAGGCCTGACTGATAAGGCCTACTACTTCCAAGTATACGACACACCGTTAGGATACAGGTGGATGGAAGCACTCAAAGATAATCTCAAACATCAAAGGGTACTTGAAAAAAACTTTTGCTTCCTAGGGTTTGCTGACTCAAAAAGAGACCTGACTTATCTTGTTAGAGAACTTAATGAAAATATTGCAACAATCAATTCTTTCGAGTTTGAACCTCCATACGAAAGTATACATCCTTTTGTTGGTGACGACTTCCAATACAGCAGTAGCCTGCCCATAGGCAAGGCAATCAACGGTGATGAATCTGCAACACCGGGAAAAAGACTTAAACACGAAAGTTGTAATCTTCTACATAGATATTTTGAAGATCTACAAGGTACTGCATGGCAAATATCTAAATATTACAAACAGGCAGACCACGAAACCAAATATGCTATCAGGCAACTTAACAATATCTGTCATGAGATAGAAAGTTGGGTCAACTCAGATCGTAAAAAAGCAATAGAACCTGAATGGATGAGACCTTCTCAGATCACAACATTTTTGAATGCACCTAGACATGATTTGCATGAGAAAGACTTTGAGTTGTTCAAGCAGAACAGGTACGACAGAGAGTTGGGCGGTGTTTATCTACACTGGTCACAAGTAGGTAAGACATTGTTTGAGGTATTTAGAGATGAACATGCACCCGTCATGACCGAAACACTATGCTCAGAAATTAACCATCAAAAATTTTACTCCGGCGAGTTTGACATCGAGTGGGGACAGACGATAACAGAAACCGATCATGACTTTAAAAAAGAAGAAATGGATCAATACAGGACATGGCTTAAAGATAACGGATATGATTGGGAAGATCCTAAACTGTCACTGGGTTACATAAAGATAGGACAGGTGGACATACAGAGGACATTTGGCACAGATGCCTCCATCCAAGATATACATCAAACAATGAATAATAATTTAAATATCAAAAGTATTAGAACAATTACAGGTCCCACAACAGAGTGCGAATATCCTTACACTCTCGATAGCGACAGTTGGAAACAGATACAAATAGAAAGGTTAAAACAAGGTTATGAATCACGTAGTATGCGTTAAATGGGGGAACAAATATGTTGCAAAATATGTTAATGTTCTTGCCAGTATGGTCAAACGCCACACCACATGTGAATATCAGTTCCACTGTGTCACAGACGATCCGTCAGGAATAGACGAAGGGATTAACATCATAAGATTCCCAACAGATAAACCTTACATTAAGTCTTGGTGGAGCAAACTCTACATGTTTTCCCCGGAGTTCCCACTTGAAGGAAATATTTTATTTTTCGACCTCGATGTGGTTATATTTGATAATATTGATGACCTATTCCTAAAGGAACAAGGAAAATTTATGATAATAAGAGATTTCAACAGATGTAGAATTAAGGATTGGACACTTTGTAATTCAAGCGTCATGCGTTGGCAGTCGGGCAAACTAAATTATGTTTGGAATGAGTTCCAGGAGAGATCCGCACAGATTATGCAACAGAACCACGGAGACCAAGACTGGATAACAAAGAGAGCAATCAATGACACAAACTTTTGGCCAGATGAATGGATAAGATCCTACAAATGGGAAATGGTGGGATTGAAAGACACCAAACTGCTATCCAAGGACGGCAGAAAGTTTTTCAGGAATCCGGCTAAGATAGAGAATGGAAACAAAGTCGCAGTGTTCCACGGTAATCCAAACCCGATGGAATGTGCTGACCAGTTCGTCGAGGACAACTGGAAGTAATGACCACATACGGTAAAGTAAAAGTACAGAGAAGTAATCCAGGTTTAGAAAAAATACCAGAGGATTGTGGTTACATGCAACATTTTGAATTCAACATAGACATGAACAACAACGGTGTAGCAGGTGATTGCATAGACTGGTGCCAAACAAATTGCACCGGAAAGTGGGGTTGGTGGTTCAAACCCGCAGGTGAGATAGAAAACCCGGCCAATCACTGGGAGCACCAAAACGCCTACATGAGTTTTGAAAATAAAATAGATGCTACAAAATTCTGGATGTCCGTGGGGATTCAAAACAGTGGTACAAAGAAAGATAATTACTAGTATGAAATGGTTTGATATTACAGATTCTGCAAAAGGTCAAATGGAGAAACTGCTTGAAAAGAATACGGACAAGTACGCAGTGAGCCTGGCGGTGCTAGGTGGCGGTTGTGCAGGATTTAAATACGAGTGGGGATTCATAACAACAAAGGAAGAGATCAAGGAGGGCGACGAAATGACTGACTGGGGTACAGGCAGATTTGTTGTTGATGAAACATCCATGCTGTACGTGGCTGGAACGAAAATTGACTGGGTAGAAGAAACCTTTGGTTCACAGTTCGAGATATCAAATCCAAACAGTTCTAGTTCGTGTGGTTGTGGAGAATCCTTTGGAGTATAATGGACACAGCTTTCATAATAGGCAACGGTGAATCAAGAAATATTTTTCCAATAGAAACGTTAAAAGGCAACGGCAAGATATACGGGTGCAACGCCATATATAGGGATCATCCTAAGCTGTGTGATCACATTGTAGGAGTCAGCCCTGAGATGTATGATGAATTACTGCGTTGGCACAACGATGGCAAAGAATCTCCAGAGATACACGGAATAGACGACATACCGAAATGGAATTTCATATGCGAAGGTGACAAAGAAATGGAAGTTCCTGAGGGACTAAAAATATACAGGATATGGAGAGGTGGGGACATCAAAAAAGGAAAAATAAAAACAAATGACTTTTCCAAGTCCAGAGGTTCTGGTTGTTCGGCGGTGCTGATGGCGGCCGAATCGGGAATCAAAAACGTTGTGATTTTAGCATTTGACATACTGGGTGCCCAACAATGGGAAATGGATGAACCTAGTAGACTACAAAATAATATCTATAAAAATACTGTAAACTATCCTAACAGGGACAGCATGAAAGCATATCTCAAATACGAATGGATGTATCATCTAAGGCAGACGTTTAGGAAATTCCCCAAAACTAATTTTTATTTCATCAACAGGAAAGAATACATCGAAGGCAATACTTTTTTGAAATGGTACTTTGATCAATCCAATATAAAGTGTGGCACATACGCCGACTTACAAAGATGGATAGATGGTTATAGAGATGATATAAAATGGAAAGAACTATAGAGTCTTGGTACTGCTGGCGTCCAACTGATACACCCGACGCATCTTGACGCCCACTGACTGGGCAAACTTCTTGGAATCACAATTATTGCACACGTGTTTGTAGTCATTGGAGGCACGATCTGGATCTACTTTACTTTTTGGCCTATTAAACACTTCCGAACAGGCATCGCATTTGAACACATAGATCAGGTTCTTCCTGTGATAATTGTGCATGGTACCCAGTTTGCTCTCCCTCTTGTGCAACTTCATCGTTTTTAGGGTTTCTATGAACATATTACTATTTAATAAATACGAATAACACATTATGGCAAGATTAACGATAGACACAGGAACAGTAGGAAATCCAGCAACGGGCGATACCTTACGTACCGCTATGACCAAGGTCAACAGCAATTTCGCAGAAATGATGTCTGGCAACCTTTCATTATCCGGAAATTCATTGGTCAATGTTGACACGAACGGTAACATCATACTGGATCCAAACGGTACAGGACAGGTGCAGGTAAATGCAGACAGACTAGTGATCACAACAACAAAAACTGCAACTGCGGTTGGAAACACAGGCGACGTGGCAGGATCCATATCTTGGGACGCAACTAACTTGTATGTTTGCACAGCCAACTACGATGGTTCAACAGTAATCTGGAAAAAGATCACCCTAGCGAGTATCTAACATGGCTCAGGAAGTAATCGACATCGGAACACAGGCTGATGATGGTACAGGTGATACTATCAGAATATCAGGACTTAAACTTAATAATAACTTTACTGAACTGTATGCAACCGATTCCGGTAGTTCACAAATACATTTTATCCAGAACGAAATTTTCACAACTTTATCTAATTCCGACTTGGTGTTACAAGGAAGTGGTACGGGCAGAATAGTAACCCCTGGAATCACATTCAATGATAATAACATCGAAGCAAGAGCCGTTAACGGCGATCTAGTGTTGTCACCACACGGTACAGGTTCTGTAGTGATAGACGGCATCGGGTTCACTAGTGGAACCACAATCAGTGCAATTGATTCTTCGGAGGTGAAGATGAATGAAAACGTTTTGATAGGCGGTGGATTGATCGCAAATGGAACACACGGAACCACGGGGGCCGCAGTGCTTGGCTCAACTCTTGCTGTTTCAGACTTGGCGACATTACACAGTCTTACCGTTTCTGGTGCTACATCATTTGTAGGAACTACCACAGTGGACAACTTAACATTCAATGACAACATCATAGCCACAAGTTCAAACGCTGACCTAAATTTAACTCCGGGAGGCACGGGAGTCGTGAACGTTTCTAACATTACCATAGATTCAAGCATCAATCTGACAGACAATATTATGAAAGTAACACGTTCTAATGATGACTTCGTTCTATCAGCCAACGGAACAGGATCTGTCCAAATATCTAAAGTTGACATGAACCTAGGAACAGTCGACAGCACGGTAATAGGTGCAACGACACCTGCCGCTGGTACTTTCAGCACAATTACTTTGACCCCTAGCAATGAACTTACATCTAGTGGATTGTCAATATTTGACAACGAAATTACAGCAACAATCAGTAATGATACTTTAGAATTTAGAGCAAATGGATCTGGATATGTTTTTGTTAACGGAATAAGGATCCCAAATGCAGATGGCTCAGGAAACCAGGTATTACAGACCAACGGCAGTGGCGTGCTAAATTGGTTCTCATCTCCTGTCCTGTTTGATAACACAGACATGTCAGATGGTACAGCTTCTATATCTGGTGCATCGTCATCACCGCAGGTGATTGATACATTCAACAAAACAGTATATAGATCGGTTCAATATCACCTACAGATTTCAGACACCACGGCCAGCAGGTTCAGTTTAGTCGACGTAAATGTCACACATAACACATCAGGAGGGTTCCTGAGTGCTTATGGATTGGTAACGAATGATCCAGACGGTTATTTGCCTCTTGATTTGACTGTTGATGTAAGTGGTGACAATATTAGGTTGCTAGGAACAGTAAATAACACTAACAGCCAAGTGGTTAAAATGGTGAAAAGACTTATTAAGGTATAAAAATGGCAAGAATAAATTTAAATGTTGGCGGAAACGCTAATGACGGAACAGGTGATACGTTAAGATCCGCTATGCAGAATGTGAACACTATGTTCGCAGAATTATACGCATCACCATTGTTTTCAGGTGACATCACCGTTTCGGGTAACAACATATCGGCTAACAGGACTAATGATGATTTGGTGCTGTCTGCCAACGGTACAGGATCCATACGTTTACCTGCAATAAACATCAACGATAACAGAATTGAAGGAACAAGGACCAACGATAACATTAACCTTATACCAAACGGAACAGGTTCAGTTGTGTTCGGTGCAATAAAAATTAACGGAACTAGTTTCAGTTCAGATGATTCCACTACAATCAACATAAATGATCAACTGTCGGTCGGCGGTACTTTAAATGTAACAGGCACAACTACTTTGAATGGTGCAACTGTCTTGAGTTCAACTTTAAATGTTGAATCTGCATTGACAACACTCGGCCAGCTGACTGTGAATGGTGCCACAAACCTAGTAGGCATAACAACAATTGACAATCTTACTTTCAATGACAACACGATCGGATCAAGTTCCAATGCAGATATCAACCTTGCACCAGGCGGAACAGGATCGGTGATTGTTTCAAGCCTTACTGTTGACTCAAATATTAATATAACAGATAATGAGATAAAAACTACACAGTCTAACTCAGACCTTGTGATTGCTCCAGCCGGAACAGGACAGGTTGTGTTGGCAAAGGCAGACATCAACAGCGGAACAATAGATGCCACTGTAATAGGTGCAACAACTCCTGCGGCGGGTACTTTCACAACACTTGCAACTACACAAAGTATGGTAATAGATGGTGTTACTATCGCTGACAACACTATTACAACAAATGAAAGTAACTCTGCATTAGAATTATCAGGCAATGGAACAGGTTCAGTTTCTATAAGCGGTTTAGTTTTCCCCACATCAGATGGAAGTGCCAATCAATTATTAAAAACAGACGGAAACGGAAATCTAGGATTTGCAACTGCAAGTGCAACTCTTAACCACTCAGACATCAATGACAACAGTGCCACTGTGGCCACGTCAGCTGTGTCTGTTGTTGACTCATTTGCAACAGCCACTTACAGAAGTGCTAGATACTTTATTTCGATCTCTGATGCAACCAACAGTAGATTCGAGACTGTTGAAGCAAGTGTTGTACACGGACCTAGTGATGACAGTACAACAGCGGCTTTCTTGACTGTGTTTGGCTCAACAACCAATCACTCTGTACCTTTATGCACTTTCACAGCAGATATCGATGATGGTAATGTGAGATTGTTGGCAACGAACATCACGAGCAATAGCACTGTGTTCAAATTCCAACGTGTGTCAGTTGACGTATAATTTTACATTTGGTTTATAAAATCAATCATAAATATTCTCATAACAAGGAACTTAAACAATGGCAAAACAATCTATCAGCATAGGAACAAGTGCAAACGACGGAACAGGTGATCCGTTAAGAACAGCATTTAACAAAATTAACAGCAACTTTGACGAATTATACGGTGCAGACAATAACCTAACCACTCTAGACAGTAACCTAGACGTCAGCACTCACTCAATTACTACTGGGGTCACTAATGGTAACATCACAGTTACTCCTAATGGAACAGGAAGTATCAATTTAGGTGCAGTAAAATTCAACGGAACTACAATTAGTTCAGATGATTCTACACAAATTACAATAGCAGAGAATATACAGACAACCGGTGCATTAGTTGTAGCCGCGGCAGGTACCATTGGCGGTGCATTAGCGGCCAACACGTCATTGAGCATAGCCGGTGATGGTGCAACAGTAACCGGCATCAAAGACGAAGACAACATGGCGTCAAACAGTGCTGTAAAATTAGCAACACAACAAAGCATTAAGGCCTATGCAGACACAAAGGCGGCATTGACGGGTACAACAAATAATACAATCACAACGGTAACAGGTGCAAACGCAGTGCAAGGTGAAGCCAACTTAACTTTTAATGGATCAACTTTGGCAGTGGCAGGCGCCGCAACAGTTTCAACAACCTTGGGTGTGACTGGAGCCGCAACACTATCAGGTGGTGCTACTGTTAATGGTTTGCTTACAGCAGGTTCATTGACTACAAACGAAATCACAAGTAACGGATCAAACGCCGACTTAACAATCAATCCGTCCGGCATTGGAAATTTAGTGCTTGGTTCGATCACTCTTGAAATGGATGCTGTTGGAACGAAGATTGTCAGCAATGACTCAAGTGCAGTCACTTTCGGTGAAGGTGTAAATGTACTAGGCGCTGTCAATTCAGCATCTGCTGATATCAGTGGTGCATTGAACATTGGTGGTGATGCTACAGGTGTTAACCAAACATTGACCGGTTCGTTGACAACAGGCACTTTGAACGTTGGAGATTTGAACATACTTGCTGACGGAACAATTTCAACAGATACCAATGGTGACGTCGTTATTGATCCTGCAGGAACAGGAGCGATTGTGCTAACTGGTCCTATCACAGCAACAGGAACACAGACTACGACAGGTCAACTAAACGTTGACAATCTAAGACTTGATGGAAACACTTTATCTGCACAGACAGGTGGAATTACACTTTCTGCCGCAACAGGTCAAAACGTTACTGTCAGTGGAACAGGTGTAAAACTTACTGCCGCTGAGGCCAACTTCACATTGATGGAAGCAACAACGGTTAGAACAGACAAATTAGAAATAGATACGTCCAACGGTGATTTATCAATAAACACTCAAGGTACAGGAACTGTAGATTTCAACACTCCAACGCAGACCACTGTAGGTTCGGCAGGAAGTGCAACGGCAATACCTGCACAGCCAACTGGATATATGAAGATCAAGATAGGTGGAACTTTAAGAGTTATACCGTTCTACGATCAAGCATAATAACACAATAAGATCCGTCTTGCACAACGCAATATGAGAAAACATTACAACGACCGTAATAGACATAAGACCCCTTTTTCTGAAATCAAACGTTTGGAAGAGGCCATACGACGTGCTACTGACAAGATAGAGAAGGAAAGTCTGCAACAGCATCTCGAACACTTGATTCGTACACAGAATAATACTCGGTAATCGCCCATAAATACCTGCGTAAGGAGTATTTCAATGGCAACACCAGTGTGGACAACCACAGCAGGTAAAATTGCATCTATAGATGAACAAGCATCATTTTCGCTACAACTAGAAGCGAATGATCCTGTTCTTCCTGGTGATTCAACGGCCATAGTTTACTCCGTGATTGCAGGGAGCCTACCCGCAGGAATGCAGGTAACATCCACAGGCTTACTAACAGGTACTCCGGCTGAGGTTGCCAAGAGAACTCTTTACACTTTCGTCGTGCGAGCCACGGCCGGTACCAAAATCACAGACAGGACATTCACACTGGATGTTGTTGGTGCAGACGCACCAACGTTCAACACTGCCTCAGGGCAACTCAAAATGGACGATTCTACCAGAGTTGGATTGTATTGGATAATTGATGGAGCATCAATGTCAGTCCAATTATCTGCAACTGACTCGGACACTGCCTCAGGTCAACAACTTGTATATGAATTAGTGTCGGGCTCACTTCCTCCGGGACTGACTATGACTACTACAGGTTTGATATCAGGTGTAGTACAATTAACAGATGACCAGAGGTACGGAGAACGTGGCGGTTATGATGGAAATGAAACTTATGACGGTGAGCCATACGACAAAACCATCGTATCGAAAAGCATAAGCAAAAATTTTGAATTCATAATAAGAGTATCAGATGGTGTAAGCTCTACAGAACAGACAAACTCTATATTTGTTTACTCGGCAGATTTTTGGAGAGTGTCTAACACAGCCATTACCATAGACATGAATGCAATAGATGGTTCACCATTGACTATGGACTTCAGTGCTAGTAGACGACCAGTATTTAAAACAGGATCAGATTTAGGAACTTTCAGACACAATAACAATGTTGCTATAAAAATTGACGTGGAAGATTTTGATCCACTACAGGCCGATCTGGAATACACAATACAGACAGGTTCATTACCACCTGGACTGAATATAAATGTGAGCTCAGGTGAAATTTACGGAACTTTGGCAAGACAGCCTGCAGTCGAAACTACCTACAACTTTACAGTCAGAGCAAACAGAGTTGTGCAAACAGGAGTAAATGTTTTTACAGACCAACAATTCACAATGAAAGTGATCGGTGAAATTGATATTGGTATCGAATTCACCACTGCCTCAAATGTGGGAACACTTAAAGCAGACATTCCTAGTATTCTTTCTATAGAAGCAGTTGCGGAGCAAACACAAAGTATTTTGACATACACACTTACGGCTGGAAGTTTACCACCGGGAATAACACTTTCAAGTTCTGGAAATCTAGTTGGAACAATAGATAATGCTGACTTTACAGATTCAACTAGGGCTTTTACCTTTACAGTTGCAGTAAGCAATCAATATCAAACATCAGCGTCGACTAAAGAATTCACACTGAGCATTGACATTCCATTTACATCGCTGGAATACGGAAACATGACAGGACATGCAACATCATTGTTTGACCAAAATCTATTTTATAACATAGCACAAGATTACAGTATAAACAATCCTGAATACATGTACAGACCCGAGGATGAAAACTTTGGAATGAAAAATAAGCCGGACATGTTGATGATGGCCGGTCTTGAAGCACAGACACTTACAACATTCCAACAACAGATGGAACAAAACCATTCTCCAAAAAAACTTTATTTTGGTGATTTAAAGACAGCAGTAGCAAAAGAAAACGGAATAACAAAATATGAGGTTGTTTACATCGAAGTAAAAGACGATATGGTAAACGGCAGTGGCCAAACAGTGTCTAGTACAATTAATTTAAGATCAGATATCGCAACACCAGTGCTAGGACCGAGGGCCTCTGACACATATGCATCTGCCGACTACTCTGTTTATGAAGTTACCACAGATGGTGGACTTTCATTTTCGACAAGTGGTTCTAAAGTCAGGTATGCTAATCAATTGAGTGCAGACTTGGGATTTATAAACAGGATCTATCCCAACGCAGTTGCCAACATGCGATCCAGAATGAAAACACTTGGGCACAAAGAATACGATTATCTTCCATTATGGATGAAAACAACACAAAGTGGCGATCTTGCTCCTTTGGGCTTTGTTTTAGCGGTGCCTGTATGTTATTGTAAACCAGGAACTGCAGAGCTTGTAAAGAAAAGAATCAGTGATAAAAATATTGAATTCAAAAATATTTCTTTCATAGTAGACAGATACATTATCAACAAAAGCAAAACTGCAACACCAGAATTCATAGGCGATGGATTGACGAAGGTATTTGTGGTAAATGAAATAGTACACGAACAAGATATTTTGATCAAGGAAGGAACGGATATAGTGATAGCAGGTGAAGGATGGACAGCCTCTGGTTTCGCTGGGCACATCAACCCAACAGCAGACACAGAGCTTAGATCAGCTGATCACGAATATGGTATTTCACTCTCTGTTGATTCCACAAATAAAACAACTACCATCACTTTTACCAAAAAAGTGCCTGAAGCAGGAACAATAATAAGCGTGGACAGAGTCAACGCTAAATATCTAAAATTTAGAGATAAAGGAATATTTTAATGGCAAGTAATATTGTACCAGGAAACGTAGACGCAACTTACCCAAAGGCAGGGCAAGATAATTCTTCACAGGGTTTGAGAGATAACTTTAATTCGATCAAAAACAACTTCACTGAAGCTAAATCAGAGATCGAGGCTATGCAGACAAACAAAGCAAACCTCAATTCGGCAAACAATTTTAACGGCGTAACAATTCAAAACGCAGTGATGCAGGATAATGGAGAAGTTGTATACTCACACGGAACAGTGGGTGGAGGAGCGATTGCTCTTAACTTTGAAAACGGACATTACCAGACTGCTACAATAACTGCTGACACTACATTTTCGTTTCTAAATTTCCCATCTGGATCTTGTGGAAGATTCACATTAGACTTGACCGTTAATGCAGGTGCAACAACTTTGACTTTCCCTAGTGCAATAATGAAGGCAACCAACGTGCATGGAAGCGATGGAACGTCAGATCAAGTAGCACCGGGAATAGGAAGAGTGTTATATGAATTCATAAGTGCGGATTCAGGTGTTACTGTACTAATGCATCAGCTTGGTAGACAATACGCATAATAATTAAGGAGTCCTATGTACTTCCATCCATTACAAGAAGAAATTGGTAACCTAAGCGAAGAGGACATATCAAAAAGAATCAAAGAACTATCACGTAAGGTAGCAATAGCAAGACGAGGAAGAAATCCTGAACTACTTTTCAATCTGCAACAGGCATTAAAAACATATCAAGATGCAATAGGACAAAGGCGGATTGAAGAATGGCACAAGAAAAATAAAGAAGCAAGAGGTGAACCAGATATCGGTGATCTTATCAATATAGAGTAGTAAGTATCGATATGCCAAACAGTTTTACTTGGAAGACAAAATTCAAATCAATTATAATCGTAGACGGAGAACTGTTTCCTAATGAATACAGTGTGAATGTTTCACTCTGCACTCACACAGCAAACCTGAAAGAACAAACCGAATACTTTGATAGGTTGAAAAATCTGTTCGAACAGATTTTTGCCAACACGATCACAACTTGGAGAGACGAACCGTTGTATCTCACTCTCAAAAAAAGCACAACGAACAGATTTATAGAATTGCCAAAACCACCATACGATCAAATAATGGCCGCGGTGTGTTTCTGCAAGGCTAATTCAATACTGGATAGTAAAATTACTATAAGCACAATAGAACTTTCATCTTGGCAAGGCGACGGCATTACTTACAGCATAACAAAAGATAGTAATGAACTATTACTACTCGATAGAAATGACTGGTGGACACCTAAATTTACTAAATTCGATCCATGGTGGTTGAGACCCGATACTGCTACATTCGATCAGGAACTTGACAAGGGAATATACACTGGACACTTCAGTTGGAACAACCAAACAATACCAGTAGATAATAAACACGAATATCATGCCAAAGTTTTCAAATTTCAACCCAAGGTATTAGACGGTGGGAAAAATACTAAGAAATAATCATGGGTATTTCAAAGCAACCGCCTAAACGTTTCCCTATCAACAAAGGCGTAGCCTGTCAATTAAAATGGACACACAGTACAGTCTATCTCACAGATGGTATCAGCGCCAGCTGTCACAAAGCAGGATTTGGAAAGTATACCACGGACAATGGTGAAATCAACTTTCACAACATACCTAACAAAATTGCAGACAGGAAAAAAATGCTCGAAGGCATATGGCCGGGCAACGGCTGTGAACATTGTAAACATATCGAGGAAGCAGGAGGACACTCGGATAGAACAATACATTTAAAAATGGAAGGTACTACTGCTCCTCCCGAACTTGAAACCGAGCCCGAAGCGGTACATGTGACTCCGAGGATGCTCGAAGTGTACTGGGGGAACACCTGTAATCAACGTTGCATTTATTGTGCGGCCCATTATAGTTCACAAATACATCAAGAAGAAAAACGTTTTGGACGATTTGACCAAGACGGGGTTACACTTGACTCTAGTAATTTTAAATTAAATCCAAACATTGAGCGAGACACAGAGCTTTTATTCAAATGGTTTGAAAATAATCTACACAAGCTACACAAAGTAATTGTGCTAGGCGGAGAACCTTTCCTACAGAAAGAGACATTTAGATTCATAGAGTTTCTTGAGAAGGGAGACTACCCGGATCTCACTTTAGTATTTTTCAGTAATCATAATGTTGAACAAGAGAGATTTAAAGGGTGGATCGATAGGCTCGATCGTTTGCAGAAGTCTGGCAGGCTAGACAAAGTGCAGATATTTTTCAGTTGTGATGCATTTGGTAAGGAGGGTGAATACGTGAGGTCTGGATTGGATCTTAAACTTGCCCTGGAAAACTTCAATCACATATTGTATAAAACTAACATAGAGCAAGGGATCAACAGTGCGTTGACAGTGACAGCCGTTCCGGGCATGCCGGACATGGTCAAACACATAAACAAGTGGTCCAAGGAAATAAAACCAATATACTGGAGCATGACAAAGGCCGCCAACCATGACGGAGACGGGTTGCCATATCTCTATCCCGGTATTTTTGGAAAAAAAATAAATGATTGGGGACTTCGAGAGGCAATTGAGTTGTTTGATACCAACACAAATGGTTTCCCAGACTCTGTGAAGGTAAATCACAAGAATTTTATGGAAGGTAATATGATAGAATTTGAGCAAAGAGAGCCACAATTGATTAGAATGAAGCAGTTTAAAATATATCTAAATGAGCTGGATCGTAGAAGAAATACCAATTGGAAAAATACCTATCCACAAATTTACCAAGAGCTCAAGGATTTGTAATTACTCATTGACAAAATAGGCGGATTGCGTTTACAATATATCGTATGCTACTAAAAACAAGTACTAACGAACACGGTGACGTTACTTTCACTGAGCAAGACGCAATGGACTTACTTTACAATGATCCAGGGTTTGATATATCAAAACTATTTTTTGACGATGTGGAAAAATATACATCTAGCCTCAATAGATTGAAACTCGATCTACCAAACATCAACAAGACTCCAAAAAGAGAATCGCTAAAAGATTTTGATAAAAAGAATATAGATGAATGGCATATGCCAGAAAAATATTACAAAATAAATGTTCTACAATGGATGTTGGACAAGTGTCAAACAGATGAAGAAAAAATGAGGGTACAACACGAATATGATTTATTTGAGAAGAAGGAGTTCATTAAAGTTTTACAGTTTTTGATATATTTCATCGATACCCTACGAGACAATAATGTTGTTTGGGGTGTTGGAAGAGGATCAAGCGTGGCCAGTTTCTGTTTGTTTTTGATAGGTGTACACAAAATCAATCCACTGCTTTACAATTTAGATATCGCTGAGTTTTTACGATGATAAGTAATTTATAATAGGAGCATATTATGGTAGCAAGAGCACCAAGAAAAAGAATGTACAGAACCATGCAAGGACGTATGGTAGATATAGAAAAATTACGATCGGCCAACGAGAGTGTGCCAGCAGTTGGTAATATGAATGTCAATGCCAGGGGAGATATTGTTGGACCAGGTGGTTCAATTGCAACACCAAAGGAAGCAATTATAAGCAAATACTACGAAGCACCCAAGGGTGTAGTAGACGATACACCTACCAAAGCCAAAATTACACCAGCACCAAAAACTGAGCCCAAGAAAACTGTCAAATCAATGACACCTATTGCCAAGGCGAAACCTGTGGCTGAAAAGAAAGTAGAACCGGCACCAAAAACGGTCACCAAGACAGTCAGTGCTTTCAAACCAGAGACGGAAAACAAATCCAGCAAAGGCATAGACGCGGCACTTGACGGAATAGATTAAATCTGTTACAATAGTTCTATAATGGACATTAAATCAGCACAAGCAAAAGGTTTTGGATCAGATGGTGGAAAACAGTACACTGTCGATAACGACATAACTCCTCTTAAAAAAAGAATACTAGTATCCGACATGCACTTTGGAGAAACGAAATCCAAGGGCGGGATTATCCTTGTGGACGATGATGGCTCTGCAGGCGGAATACATCCACGTTGGGCAAAGGTATATGCCATAGGCAATCAACAAGACGATGTCGAAGTTGGACAATGGTTGATGGTTGCACACGGTAGATGGTCGAGAGCATTCAAGGTAGCGAAAGATGGTGTTGAACTAGAAGTGAGAATGATAGATGAGAATGATATCTTGCTAGTCTCAGATGATGAGCCAGAGTTCAATACAAAACAAGCAGGATACGTCAACATGGGCGGTGCCCAACAGATGACTAAACTGCCTGGCAATGATTAACAAAGACTTCAAAATTATTTTATTCAATGGTGGATTTGCAGGTGATTTAATAACTGCACTCTACAATCCAGATGTGTTCCAAGGGTTCAATGACAACACCATGGTGCTTGACAAAGAAGTTTTAAAATTGAAATGGTACAAATTTATGCAGACTTCCTATGATGAGAAAATACAGTATGTAAAATCTATTGAAGTGACAGGTGTTTGCAGTAGTCATGATCTAAAATTCTCATTACTTTTAAAAGATAATACTATATTATGTTATTGTTCTGATTATAAGTTAGCTAATTTTTTCTATAGTAGAATAAAACGAGACAAGCCATATAATAAATTGTCGTTTGAGGAACACATGAATTGGCAGAGAAACAGCCGGCAGATTTTCAAAAGACAGGTGGATCTTGCAGATCTCTACAAACCATATTTTCTAGAAGGTTTACAAATAAATGACATTAGAAGTACAAATATATTAACAAAATGGTTAGAGTTAAACAAATATGAATAACCATACCTGTTACGTCTGCAAGAAAACTTTCACAAACGCAATTTACTGGTACGACAGCATACACGATACCAAATACGACAAAAGAATCATCAGACCATTCTGTGGTCCACCCTGTGCAAACAAATACAGAGAGATCTCAGATGTAAATGATTACCCAATAAGAAAACCTTTCCCCCAAGGTGCTGGATGGGAAATAATACAGGACATAGATAACATACAATATGAAAGCGATTAAACTTAAAAAAATTAAAGTAGAAATAAGCAAGTTAGTCACCATGGCAGAGATGGGACTAGGTGCAGTACGCCCTCTGAACAAAGAGAAAAGCGGATGGATTGCAAAGTTAAAGAAAGAGGGTGCATGGGATCCTATCCTAGTGACCCCAATAAAAGATTCAGGCTACTACTTGCTGACTGATGGTTGGCACAGGGTACAGGCCGCAAAAGCACTGAAGAGGAAAACAATAAATGCAATACCGATGCCGGCCAACGTGGGCCTGAGCATGGCCAAAGCAAACAAGATACTCAGAGACATAGACAGAGAGTTCGGCTTCAAACTGAATTGCAGTGACATAATAGGACACTGGGCAATGATGCAATCTCTTCTAGAAGACTAGTTGACAAATCCAGATAACTAGTTTATAATAATTATAAAGAAGGAATCCTAGTGGTTCCTTTTTTTCGTTTAAAACTAACCATTGCGAATAGTACGCATTTGCAACTACGAGGAAACACATTATGGAACTGAAAGATAGTAAAACAGCCGAGAACCTTAAAGATGCTTTCGCAGGCGAGTCACAAGCCAACAGAAGATATCTTTACTTCGCACAGAAGGCCGACATAGAAGGAGCACCGGATGTAGCATCTGTGTTCAGAAGCACTGCCGAAGGTGAGACAGGACACGCACACGGACATCTAGAGTACCTGGAAGAAGTTGGTGATCCAGCGACAGGTGAGAAGATGGGAGAGACAGCGGACAACCTTAAATCTGCAGTCAAGGGTGAAGTGCATGAGTACACAGACATGTACCCAGGCATGGCGAGAACAGCCAGAGAAGAAGGTTTTGACGAGATCGCTGACTGGTTTGAAACTTTAGCAAAAGCAGAGAAGTCACACGCAGGTAAATTCCAAAAAACATTGGATGCCTACGAATCACAAAAGTAATATCATATTACGAACAGTAGGGCGGTAATACTCCGCCTTGCTGTTGACACACTTCTACAATCTGTTATAATAACAACATGCACAAACGTATCGGCTTCTGCTGTAAATGGCTCAATGACACATCTGAATTTGGTGGAATGAAAGTCAATGCCAAGGACAGAGATCTCAATGGCAGATCAACGACAATGCGTTGGTTGAGGGAACACAAGGACGAGGCAGAACAACGACAGTGGGACATCATGAATCATAATTCAGCCGCGGCAGTACGTATGATAGAACGTGTTGGCACACTACCGCCAGGACGTAGGATGGTCAGACTTGGCAGTGAGCAGTTGCAGGGCTACACGGAGAAGGACTGGAAAGCATGGTGGCAACAACGAGAGATACAAGATCACCTAGCAAAAATATTCGCACCCGTGGGAGAAGCATCCAGGAAACATGATGTCAAGATCAGTTTCCATCCAGGACAGTTCTGTGTGTTGGCAAGTGCAACACCTGAGATAGTAGACAGAAGCATAGAAGAATTTGAATACCATGCAGACCTGGCACGTTGGATGGGCTTTGGCAAGAGCTTCCAAGATGGTTGCAAGATAAACGTACACATCTCAGGCAAGCAAGGACCGGAAGGTATCATAAAAGCACTACCCAAACTATCACCAGAAGCAAGGAACTTGATCACCATAGAGAATGACGAGATGTCACATGGATTGGATCAATCGTTGATGCTTGAGAAACATCTAGCATTGGTACTAGACATACATCATCACTGGATCAGAGATGAAGAATACATAGAAGCCACAGACGACAGAGTCAAGAGAGTCATAGACTCATGGCGTGGTGTGAGACCCAGTATGCATTATTCATATTCCAGAGACGAGCACCTTGCAGTCGCAGGATTGACAGACACTATGCACACAGAGATGCACAACATGAAGGATCTACTGGAACGTGGTTGCAAAAAACAGAAACTACGGGCACATTCGGATCTATTACCAAACAGAACAGTAAATGACTGGGCATTATCGTTCTCAGAAAATTTTGACATACAGGTAGAAGCCAAGGGCAAGAACATGGCCTCTGAACAATTATATAGACAAAGAGAATCAAATTTAATATAATAACAACATATGAAAGAACTTTGGGTAGAAAAATACAGACCTAAGACATTGAAAGAATATGTTGTTAGGGACGACGCACAGCGACAACAAATACAATCTTGGATCACAGACAAAGCGATCCCACACTTACTATTAAGTGGTGCACCTGGCGTAGGCAAGACTACACTTGCGAAAGTGTTGTTTGGGGAACTAGATGTCAGCAGTTATGACATACTAGAAATAAATGCCTCGAGAGAAAATTCAGTGGACACAGTTAGAGAGAAGATCAACAACTTCGTACAGATAATGCCATTTGGTGATTACAAGTATGTATTACTAGATGAGGCAGACTACATGAGTCCAAATGGACAAGCGGCCTTGCGTGGTGTCATGGAGATGTATCACACATCAGCAAGATTTATATTAACTTGTAACTATCCCAACAGGGTTATCCCTGCACTGCACAGCAGATGCCAAGGCTTCCATATGGAAACTATTGACAAGACAGAATTCACAGCAAGAGCTTGTGAGATTCTTATCACAGAGCAAGTGACCCCAGACATAGAAGTGCTTGACACTTATGTGAAAGCATCGTATCCTGATTTGAGAAAATGCATCAACATGCTACAACAGAATTGTAGGGATGGTAAACTTATGCCTCCAGCAAGTGGAGACTCGGGACAACAGGATTACAGACTGCAGATGGTTGAGCTGTTTAAACAAGGCAAGATACAAGAAGCAAGGAAACTTGTGTGTGCCCAGGCGAGACCAGAGGAGTGTGAGGAGATATACAGATGGCTGTATGACAACCTTGATATCGTTGCCAAAAATGAAGACGCCCAAGACAAAGCAGTACTAATTATTAAGCAAGGATTAGTTGATCATTCGTTTGTTGCTGATCCTGAAATTAATTTAGCAAGTGTAATGATAAAATTAGCAAGACTTTCAAATGCATAAAGAAATAACATATTTAGGCAAGGTTAAAATGCCATTTGATGAGATGATTAAGCTGACATCAAAAAAATCCACAAGGATAGATGCAACCTTTGACAATGAGAGAACAAGTTATCACAAAAACAGAAACAGAGACCAGTTGGCTTTTAGTAAAAAAGTAAAAAAATTATACACCCCAAACAAAAATGTGTGTTATTACTATCGTTACACTAATACAATTCTCTTTGAAATGATCCCGGCAGGTTTTTGGCGAAGATACAAAATGGATAAAAATAAATCAAAAGTGCAAATATTACATCACCCGCCCGGAACAGTCAGTATTCCTCATATCGATAGATATGATTCAATGCTGAGAGATTTTGGATTAGAAAATAATTCCAAGAAAAGAAAAAAGGTGAGAAGACTATGGATATCAATGACCGATCCAAAACTAGGTCATGCATTGTTCGTAGGTTCAGATGTTGCGTACAACTTAAAAAAAGGTACCATCTTGACCTTTAACCAAGACACACCTCACAGCGGATGTAACGTTGGGCACGAAGATAGGTATGTACTAACCGTGACTGGATTCTATGGGTAGTAAACATAACAAAAAAAGATTTTTCTGCGTCAAGTACATTATAAAACCTGACGGGAAGTTCGACGAGTTCGTGGAACTATCCAAGAAGAAGATCGGACCTGGCAAGGCATTGGAGTACACGGTGATACTAGATCTAATCAACAAAGAAGTATTGAAGAACGAACTACCAGGCATACCTGTAGCACAGAGAGACCAGATCCCATTCGAACGCATAGAACAGCACTACCGACAGTGGTACGCCGAAGCGATAGATCAGTTCATTAAGTAACTGATGAAACTGTATCCCGCCCCTATAGAAAGTTCATACTCTTGGTACGGTAACAATCATAACACAAACGGTACTAGAGAATGGATAGCAGAGAAAGTATCAAGAAAAAGTAATTTAATAATTTGCATAGGTGACAGTTGGACCTGGGGAGACAGCCTCGGGAATTCCAAGGACGAACCATTATTCAACGATGTTGATGCAAGGCATAGTCAATTTTACACTAATCTCCTTGCAGAAAAATTACAAGCAGACTGGTTGATGATAGCATGGTGTGGGGGAACAAACGATTGGATTCTCCACCAGTACTCCGTAATAAAGACAGCAATAGACAAAGGGTTTTACAGAAATTACAACAAAGTTTACGTCCATGTGTGCTTGACAGAGATGTTCAGGGATCTAAGGGATCATGATTCCTTCCAGTCAATCAACAAAGAAAACTTCAAAGAATTTTCAAAAGAATATTTCAAAACCTTTGTGCTTGACAAATTAGATAAAAACAGGCCAATTCCAGATACTCATACTTTTTCTAAAAATTTTTGGAATGTGGATTTTGATGTTTCAGATTACAACTTTGTCAAAGACACCTGGCAAGACATACTGTTCAGAGAAACAAATATGGAAAACAAGAGCACTCTTCCGGTGGTGTCGGGCATAGGAATAACCCCTCTCGTTACATATCTTAGTAAAAACAATTTAAAAAAGATCGAAGCACAATTTAGTGATGTGTTGTTGGATGTAGACACCTACATTGATGCAATGAATGAATGTCAATATAATAACCAATACGCAACAAAACACCCCACGGCCGAGGGTCATAGGCTCTGGGCAGATTATTTGGCCGAAGCGATGGACGACTTTATCAAATAGCCTGATTGTACATCCGCTTGAGCATAGCCAACTGTCTCGTTTTAAACAATTTTGTAAGTACTTTTCTTCTTCTCCTGTCCTTTTGCTTTCTTATCTTAAGCCAATTTTCGTTCAGCTTGTACAACTTTACTCGCTTGTCGTACACGGTTTTTTTCCTCAGCAGTTTCCATAATTTCCTTTGAAATAAAGGTCGCAGTTGTAGGGTTTGATAAAATAGCATATGATACCTCGTTGGTTGTGTTGTGATTTGATGTGTCTGTGTTTTCGACTCATGTACAAATACTTAAGATCAAATTTACAGATAAAGTATGCATATTTTACAACACAGATCTACAAGGTAAATAAGCACTATGCATGATGTGTTAGACATAATCAAAAACGTACAATCGTTATACGCAGTAGGCCCTACTTTAACAATATTGAAGGACTTCGAAAGAGTTGTTGACGAGCTGGATGTATATGTGTTTCAAAATTGGGAAGAAGGTGAATTATTGACAGGTCCTGTTGATTCAAGACATTTCGTTACCTGTTCATTTATGTGGCCGGCAGATAAAATGCCAGATCCTGCAGGCGGAAAACGACTACTGGATAGGGGTTGCAAAGTAACTTACAAAAAAGACGAATTAATGAAACCTAGACAGATAAAAACTCCAGCAGACTACAGACCAGGCACTACAAAAGGAAAAATTGACGCACATGATATTTGGATAGTTGAAATAAAAATGCCGAAAGACTTAATTGGAAATTTCAAACATGGCCAAGATAACGTAGAGAGTCAAGATGACATGGACATGGTCTCAGGAGACCTAAATACTTTAGATGCAGATAGTTAAAGAAGGATTAAAGGCCGGGGATTTAGAAGGCGTTGTTAGTAAACGTTTCTCAGTAGATCAATACAAATCAAAAATGGGCGAAGACAGGAACATCATGGTTCTTGCGTTCACTGTTGATGGTCAGGCACCTGCAAAGGACCTGGAACATTTCGCAGAGACGGGCTACAAAGAAGTTTTAGATGCTGATGCTACACCGGGCTCATTGGAAGACGGCAAACACAGAGTCTTCGTAGAATTTGCTAGAGTAGAACAAGCAGATCAACACATAAGAAAATTTTTAGACGATCTTACAAAACTTACAAACATAGAAACTTGGGAATTCACATACCATAAAAGAAGTGTTCCGTTTGAAGCTTCACCATCTAACTTATCGAATGTGATTCCACGTACTGCTATTGCATATACGCAGAAAATACAAAGTTTAAAATTAGGCGAGGTTAAAGATTATTTTGACAAGTTCCAAATGCTGGAAGTAAAATTAGACAACAACATTCTTACTTTCAAAAAACAACATGCAGATAAGTTAAAATTTGAACTACATGCGTTTGGTGACACAAAATCAGTAATGCGTGAAATAAAAGCATTCAGTATTGCTACACAAGACATGGCAGAATGCATGTACCTTACAAAATATTTTGGACCATATCAGATCACAAAGACCACTGAGGATAGATTTATTTTCAGTAAAGACGGTGAGTCGTGTTTGGTCTCGAAAAGCGGCTGGTAGTATAATGTACGCACTTATTGGTAAATAAGTGTATGAGATTAAGCACAAACTTCACACTAGCAGAATTCACAAAGAGTCAGACAGCAACAAGAAAAGGTCTCGACAACACCCCAGACGAAGAACACCTAGCAAACGCAAAAGAACTGTTTGAGAACGTGGTACAAAAGGTCAGAGAGAACTTTGGAGTCACTGTGATCAACTCAGGATACCGAGGACCGGCACTAAATGAAGCAGTAGGTGGATCCAGCAAGTCACAACACTGCAAAGGTGAAGCAGTCGACATTGAGTGTCCAGGCACAGGCAACTATGATGTGGCCAAATGGATAGAAGAGAACTGCGACTTCGACCAACTGATACTAGAATTCTACACACCAGGCATACCTGATTCTGGCTGGGTACATGTGTCATACAAGTCAGAGGGCAATCGTAAGAGCATATTGACTGCAATGAAAGAAAACGGCAAAACTGTTTACAAGCCTGGCTTGATCCAATAAATACTACTATTATGTTTTCAACAATAAAAATGGCCATAGCCATAATGCTAATAACCGGCATAGCGGGTGCGGGTATGTACGTGATGAAATTACGTGCGGACAATGCCACGCTGAAGGCAAATCAATTAAAACTGGAAACTGCAATCACAGAACAGAACAAGGTACTGGAACAGCAGAAAGAAGACTTCACAGCGATACTTGAAAGCAACAAGAAACTTAATGTGTTGATCAACACATTCAAGAAAGACCTACAGGATCTAGATAAACGTTTCACAAAGAAGAACAGAGACATCGGCAAACTGGCAATAGACAGAACAGAATCAATTGAAAGAATTGTAAACGGTGGTGGCAAGAATGCGGCGAGATGCATTGAGTTGGCATCAGGTGCAGAACACACAGAAGCAGAATTAAAAGCAACATTAAAATCAGAGATTAACCCAGAGTGCCCGGCACTAGCAAATCCAAACTATGTACCATTTCAATAAAATATTAGCAGTAGCATTTATCATATTACTGACAGGTTGTAGTATAGGTGGTGAAAAGAAAATTAAAATATTTTCTTTGGAGAAGCCAAGAGAGAAATTAGATTATCCAATGCCAACACCTTTACAAATGGAAGAGATCTACTGGCACATTATCACAAGTGAAAACGCACAAGAAGTGTTTAAAAAACTTGAAGAAGCAGGCATAGACCCTGTGTTGTTTGGGATCACAGACAAAGACTTTCAAGTTTTAGCAAGAAACTTTGCACAAATCCGGCAAAAACTACAGGAAACAAACAACCTGTTGCTAGAATACAAAAAGTACTACGAAGACTCTGGTAAATCCGAATAAATACCCGTATAATGAAGATCAGTGATAACACAGCAATTTCAATGCCCATGCGGAATTTACTTTCCATCTTGGCCGCAGTTGCAATTGGAGTGTGGGGATATTTTGGCCTAGTGGAAAGACTTACACTTTTAGAAATGCAAAATGCATCGATAGTAAAAGATTTAGAACACCAAGTGCAGAAACTTACAGCAGACATTGAGAAGAACAACGAATTTAGAATCAAGTACCCAAGAGGTGAATTAGGTCAAAGTTCTCAGGACATAGAACAATTCATGTTAATTGAAGACTTGTACAAATCATTTGATAGAATACAAAAGTATCTTGACAGCATGGCTAACAACAAGATCAACATTGAGTTCTTAAAAGAACAGATGGAAAAAGCACAACAAAACATTGAGAAGTTAAAAGACGCTGACAGAGAAATAGTTTACAAAAACGGAAACGGACACTAATGGTCGAAACAGTTGTAGCATTGTTAATGATTATTAATGGTGAAATAAAAGAACACAGAATACAGGATTCAATGGCCGTTTGTCTACGAGGCAAACGTACAGCAGAAAGAAGTTATAGTTCTGGAACCAAATACCAATGTCTCAAATTAAAAGCAGAATTAGAATCTAACATAGACGGCAGTAGATCAATTAAGAAAATCATACTGGAGTAAGATAAATACGTATATTAAACGGAGAATAAAACATGGAAATGATATTAGCACTAGCAATGAAATTTTGGCAATGGACAGTATTAATCGCTGTTGTAATAATTGCCGCAATTATAAATTTTACAGACAAAAGAGCAACAACAAAATTAAAATTCAATTACAAGGGAATGCCTAGGTTACAACCTGTACCAATCGCAACCAAAGGCAAAGGCTTCTGGAAAGGCATTGTAATGTGGTTATTGTCAACAAGAAACTGGGTGCTAACAGATGACTGGAAGTACAACATCGATGGCACAGAGTATGTGATACCAGCAGGTTTTCAATTTGACGGAGCAAGTATTCCAAAATTTTTAAGATCTTTCTTTTCACCAGTTGGTGTGTTATTAGTGGGTGGACTAGTGCATGACTACGCATACAAGTACAAAACACTTTTAAAGATCAGCAAAAAAGACACAATGGGTGAACTTACACAAAAGAGAGCAGACGAAATATTCAGAGATATAAATGTAATTGTGAACGGATTCTACACAATGAATAGACTTGCATATTGGTCATTGAGAATAGGTGGCTTTGTTGCTTGGAACGGGCACAGAAAAAGAAACGCAAAAATTAAAGGTGTATAATAATGGCTGAACAATTAAACGAAGATAAACTGATCGTCAAGAAAGAAAACGTTGTAAAGAAAAGTGCCAAGGATGGTTGGGAACTTATCAAAATCATTTGGCTATTTTTAAGAGACGAATTACCACAGTTTTTATCCAACTGGAGAACAGTTCCAAGAATCATGATGGGATTGTATGGTCTAGTATTCTACAACACAATGCAATGGTTCATGTCTCTACCAGAACCAAACAACGCACAGGCTGGATTTGTTTCAGTTGTTGTTGGTGCAGGTGCGGCCTGGTTTGGCCTTTACGTAAACGGCAAAAAAACAAACATCAAGAAATAATTACCAACCATTGACAAATAGTAAATCTGTCATACAATATAGCTAATGAAAGATTATTACAAGATTCTAGGTGTAGGTGAAGG